CGGCAAGTTCAATATATTGGTACCCCTTTGATATTGTTTTGTTCTGTGTATTTTCAATGAAGAAAAACGGAGTGAGTGCATCGCTTTGGTATGGTCTTATAGTTCTGTTAATGTTTACGGTGCTTAACGTGTCAGCCGTTAGTAAATTATCAGTTCTAAATACCCGTAATGTATCGGATGCCCTTTCATTCACCGATGTCACCCACCATTCACCATTTGATTGGTATATCTGTACTCCATGCGATTGGCAAATAGTTTCTAATACCTCATAGCATGACTTGAAAGTGTAGTCAGCGTTCATCCAAACCGATGGCAGGATGTACGTTTGTCGGAGGTATGATTGTGCAGTATTTTGGAATTGTGCGTAATAGTTTACGGCACTATTAATGTAGAATGTTTCGGGTGTGCCAACGGCTGCGATGCAGTTCCTTATAATTTGTATCAGCGATTCGCCTGTGTTTATGTTTGCGCTTGTAAATCCGTATGGCGCAGATTTCATTATACCAAGTCCATCAACACAAATGATGTTAACGAAGTTTCTGCCCGTTGTGAATGGTATTGATAGCGTGTCCATCAATACGAACCCCTGCCATACAAAATATGTAGTTCCGTTTGCGTATAATTTAACGTAGTATTTTTTGCTGTCCGTTGTAAGAAAGTCAGGCAGCGGCCCAGCAAAGTCCGTGAAATCTGCTTGTATAGTCAGCGTTGTTGGTAGTACAGGTTGAAATGGGTCATCACCGGAAGCAAGGCAATCAAGTACAAATGGGTCTGCCCCCGTGTTCACGTTGTACGTTGTGCCTACATAATCATTTTCCCAAATTTCAGCAGTATAGGTTAACCCTGATTTGCTGATAGCGGAAAATATGTATTTCTTACCGTATGGCATAGGTTAGGTTGTTAATGCTCTGAATGTGTTTGTCCTTTGCTGACTTAACCAAATGTCCTGACCGGATATCCTTCCCTCCACTATCACCCTGCTATTACCCCCTCCCATTTGTGCAGCCGATGCGATAATGGACCGCATCTGATCGGGTCGTACAATATGCTCCGTGCCGTGTAACATTACCGGATACCCCGACTTCGGGCCGGATACGGTGCCGCCTTCGGAGAAACCGAGCATCTTGCCGAACATCTTAAGGAATCCACCGCCTTTGGCAGCACCACCAGCAGCTGCACCGCCCCCAGTAACGGCAGAAAGTATCGCTTGAAATATGGCCGCTTTCGCTGCCGCAAGTGCTATGTCTAATGCTAACCGCTTAAACATATCCCCCAATGCTTGCCCAATATTCTGACCGTTTGCCATAGCGTTAACAAGTCCTGTAAGACTATTCATAGCTACATCAGTAAGACCGTTGGCAATAGCCATGTTTTGATTTCGTTGGTCTTGTAGTTCCGATTGCCTTAACAATACCTGGTTGAGTGCAGCGTTCCCATCGGTAGTAAGTTTAAGATTGGTCAAGTCTTTCGCCTTATCTCTTTCCGGCATAACCGTACCTAATGCGCCCTGACCTGTAGCACGAATACGGGCATCCCGTAATCTGCCGAAGATGGCGATTTGTTCTTCAAGTGCTTTATTTAATTCTTTGGCATCTGTTACAGGTGTTTTACCATTTCCCACTCCCGTTGCTTTTTCTCTTGATCCTGCTAATCCTTTTTCAATGCCTATTGCCTGTTGTATTAATTTATTTCCTTCTGCATTTAACCTGCTTACTGCATCTGTTGATTCAATCGTTCTTCTTTTGAATATATCTATTGCAGTTGCACCCGTGAAAAAACTCTTTACTAATTCCTTAAATGATTCACCATCCACATCAAATGTCGCTAATTCACCACTAACAATTTTTGCAGAGTTTTTCGCTGCTTCACCATACATTACTTGTGCCTGTGTTCTTAACATCAGGGCCTTAATAACCTTTTCTGTATTGGCTGCAAGTAATTTTTCTGCTTCTTCTAATGATGTAGCATATCCAATAGTTGCACCTAACTTGTCATTGTATTCTTCAAGTGCTTTAGTCTTACTCATTGCACCACCACGGGCAGTATCAAAAGCAGTCTTAACTTCTTGAAGACTGGTGTAAAAATTAGTTAGGTTTTTTGTTACTTCTTTTGTTGTTTCATTGCTATCCTTACTTCCCCTTGTCCAATTCGATAACCCTATTTGAGCAAATGATAACCCTGCCACCAACGCACTGAAAGCAAGTCCAGCAGCACCAGCAGCCGGCACCAACTGCGTTAAGTTGTTTGAGATAGCATTAAAACCATACGGCAAATCCTGTATAACACGGCTGATACCTGTGAAGTCTTTACCCATCTTCACCACCTTACCGCCTGTGGCACCGGCAGCAGAGGAAACATTGTCCAGCGAGTTCACCGTCTGCGACATCGCTGCGAGTGCCTGCTTATTATCTGCCGTTATCGTTATCCGTAAGTTTTCCTGTGCCATCGCTTATAGTGCTTGTGAAAGTTTCTTCATGTTTTCGATGAATTGCTCCTGCGTTAATTTCTCCCCCCTATCAGGTATCTCATCCGTTGACAAAGGTAAGAACTCTGTTATATCTTTTCTGCCCTTCGTTTCCGTGTTAGTGCAGTAGATTACGTACGCTATCAATCTTGTCCTTTGCCACTCTGCCAACTGCCTCGCCTCATACCCTTTCCTATACAATAAAAATTCTCGCCAAGTAAGCCGCCAAAACTGCTCAATCGTTAGGCCAACTTCCAAGGCGAGAACTATAATCTCATCCCAAGTCTTTTCTCTTAACTTTTTTTTTCCTCTTGCGCCTCCTTATCAGCAGGTATATCAGGAATCATGGACTTTATGGTGTAGTTCACAAACCCTGCAATCGCAGCACCATTAGCACCCCCCGATTCATCAATGTACTTTGCAGCAGTACGCTCATCAATCACCGTTCCAGCGCTCTCCGATGCCGCCTGTACCATTGTGATTATGTGCTTGAAAGCAAACACCTCCCCATCGTACAACTGCATAAGTTTTGATATGGCAAGATTGCCATTCATCTCACAAAAGCGGTGCATCGCCCAAGTACCCCATTCTAATTTGATAACACCTCCCGAAATTGGCAATTCGTATGGTGTCATAGATTAGTAGGTCTTTGTTTGCGTTAAAGGAGCATTAGCCACCATAAATTCAGCATCAAACTTCATTGTATCCTTGTCATCTGCACTTAAAGAAAGTGAGGTAACGAAGATTTCACCGCTATACACGATGTCACCTGATACAGCGGTGGCAGGGCCGAAACGTGCAGGGCATTGTATCTTGTTCTGCAGCATGAAGTACAAACGCTCATAGCTTTCACGGCTCACGGCACCGGCTTGGTCAATGGCGTGACCACTACAAGAAATGGTCTGACTTACTGAATCACCGGGCAGTTGCAAGTCACCGCATTTGCTATCAGCATCAATGGCATCACGGGTGATTTCCATTGAGTTGGAAGTCAAACAGGCAACGGGCAGAAAAGAGCTGTTTCTGTCGAAGTCAAGTTGCAGGATAATATCCCTGGCATTTACGAAAGTGTAGGACATATTTATATTGTTTGTGTGATTACAAAGGTATAACGAATAATAACACGAAAAGTGTTCTCCGATGGGTCTAAATCCTCCAGGTTGTTGACTGATTCCATTACCACATTCTTACAATCCCATCCGGCTGGCAGCGTTACAATCGTGTCGGAATTTATGCCGCCCATAACGAGTTCGGCAATCTGTTCGGCCCTTTTGAAGCCGTATGAACTTGTTTTTGTTACGATGTCAAGTGTTGCTGATACATCGTGTGAATATCCTGTCTTATTCTCTATTTGTCCGGCAGTACGGGAACTGATTACAATATACTCCCCGTTGGCATCATCCGGCACCATAGCATCGTACACATCAATATAAGCGTATGCCTGTAGTTGGCTTACAAGCCATTTCTTAATCTCTATGGCAGGGTTTTTCATTATCATTTGAACAGGTTTTTGAGTCGCTTAATCAGTTTCGGCTTTTCTTCTTCGTATGATGGTATGAGGAATGGTTGGGGCGGAATACCCTTGTTAATGATAGAGCGAAATATCGCAAATGTGAGTTTGGGGTCTATACCCTTACGCTTCACCCACAATTCGATTGACTTCCACATATTGCCCGTTGTTTTCTTCCCTTTGAATTGCGCTGCAAATGCTTCATATCCGGGCGGTACCTTAACCTGTGATTTCTTTTTGCCTGCCGTTCCAAATTCTACATACGGAGCATATTCAACTCCTGCAAATACTGATTTGAATAACTTATTGTCTATATCAAATTTGATGCTTTGACGTAGTTTAGTGAAGTTGGCTGGCGCACGTCTTATTGCATTACGTTGTATGTTTATTACCGATGCATCCAGTTCCTTTGCAAGTCCTTCAGTCGCTGCCTTATCCATCTTCTTGATGGCTTGCTCAATCTGCTTTACCCCTGATATGTCAAGACTAAATCCTGCCATCAATTAAAGATTACAATTTCAAGATACTCCTTTCGGTTGTTAATGTCGGTGATTGAATGTATCGCATATTCCACACCATTAATCTGTAACCTGTA